TCTTTAAGCTTCGTTTCAAAGTAACAGTTTTTTATTAAATTGACAAGGAGGCAGAGAAAAGCGCGCTCCTCGTGCCTCGTCGCTTGCTTTTCTCTGCGGACGTTGCCAGAATAATATGCCGTATGCTCTCATACTCATTTTTAATTTACCTCTATCGTAAGAGTAATAATGCTAGTGCTTTTATAGTTCTGCTCGATAGAGAAAAGATACTTAAGTATCGGTATATCTTTAAGTAGCGGCACGCCGTTGCGTTTTGAATAGGCAACGTCTTTGTTTATGCCGCTTAGAACGAGAAGTTCGCCCCGCTTAAGACTATAGTTTGACTTAAGCTCTTTCTTGCTCGTGCGCGGCGTAAGGGTGTTTTGTGAATCGAGTAGGTCCTCAACCACCAAATCAAGGCTAAAATCGACGTTTGAATTCTGAAGCACAACCGGGCGAATTTTAATCTTTAGGCCAACGTCTTTATATTCGTAGCTGTTTTGAGTGGCGGTGCCATTTTGCGTATAGGTACTGGTGTTCGTTAGATACGGCACATTTTCAACGGATGAGAAATATACCTCGGCGCCGCTTTTGGCAACCAGAAACGGGCTTTGTTTGATAGTCGTTACGCCGTTTTGTTGAAGTAGGCTTAGTACTCCATAAAAGCCCCGTTTCTTTGTAGTTACAACATTCGTTTCAGCGCTATAAGGCATAGTGATTAAATTTATGAAATAATTTAGATCAGAGCGCGTTATTACGTCGCCTAAAGAATTTAGGTGCGAGCCTATATCCTTATAGTCATTCGTATTGGTCTCAAGTATGGTAAGCTTGAAATTTACCTGCTCGAGCTTTTTATCGCTTCTTTGAACGAAATCAATGATATCGCTATATTCGTCGTCACTTGCTTTGAATACGACGGAGTTTGTAGAGCGGATATAGCTTGAGTTTTGATCGGTCATCTTGCTTACTATCTTGTCTGCGTCATCATAGGAATTATTGGCTAAAGTAAGATACCTTAGCCTGCGCTCGGCGCTAATGCTGCCATTAGCATCGCCATAGTCCTTATTTTTCTTAAAAACGTAGTAAAAGCCGTCAGTAAGAATGAGCTTTAAGCCTTTACTTTCTATGGCTTTGCGAAAGTGTTTGATAGTGACGTCTGAATTCTTGGACGTGTAGAAATAAAAGCTATTCGGATCTATCTCATCGCTGATTAGAATATCGATTTTTGAATTATGGCTAGCAACGTTGGCGAAATCAAGCAGATTGAGCTTAATCTCTTCAGACAAGGCGCTACTTAGAATAAATAGCACTAGAAAAAGAACTTTTTTCATTGTTTAACTCTTCCTTTTTTAAGTTATCGAAAACGGGCTTATCAAAGCCAACAAAAAAATACGTAATACCTTTACCCTTGAATGAGCGAACGTTAAATTTAGGCGGGGAACGCAAAAAGATGAAATTTAAGTATCTTTGATCAAAGTGATCGTAAGTGCCGTTTTGAATGGAGCAACGATCGTAGAAGCAGTAAATTTGATATATGTAGCCGATAGGAGGCTCATTAGGATTTGGCACAGAGGCGTTAAACAAAGCTTTAGTGCTGTTACCACTTCCGGTTTCGATAGGTTGATTGGATTGGGTATCGGGGGCGGGAGCAGGCTCATCAGCAGGCTTGAAAAGCGAATAAAAGCGGTAGAACGCCAAGAAACAAAAGACACAGAGCACTACAGCTAAACCAAAAAATTTAACTACGATGGACGAGCCTTTTTCCTTAGAACCCGCGACGTAAAGGTCAAAAACTTCATTAAGAGCAGGCAAAGTAAAACCACCACCCTTAATCATATCGTTTTGATTCATTCGGTAGCTAATGAACTGCTGATACCTAAGACGATTAGTAATAAGACGGCGAGCAGGCTCTACAGCTCTATAAAAATACTCGGCTACAGCCTTGTAACCCGTATCAATTAGGCTTAAATCCTGTGATATAAGCCAAATATCTTGAAACAAATGCGCGTGATAGGTAAGCCACCAAGTTAAAATTTCATCGCTTTTTTTCGTAAAAAAATTATGTGCCTCATCGATTACGATAAGGCAGTGATTAAGCTTAAAATCCGCAGCTTTTTCGTTTAGTTCAGTGTCATTCGCACCACCCATATAAAGATCATAAAGCAGGCTAAGGTTATATTTAAAATCGTTAATATCCAAAGGCTTGATTTTTTCGCTTTTGGAGTAATCAAATTCATTTATATTAGTCCAGCAAATAGTATATTTATCGGCCTTCTTAGGCTTTTTGATAAATTTATCAAAAAAAGAGGGCTTAGGAACTTCGATAAAATTTTTATAAATTTGATAAACGGCTAAATAGGTCTTTCCACTTTTAGGTATGCCGGTAAGATATGAGATAGCCATTTTAATCAATCCTGGAGATAAAGAGGTAAAGCAAAGTTTTACGGAAACTTTCAAGCCCTTTAATGAAAATTTTCAGAGCAATTAAAGAAATCGCCGTAAACAAAAAAGGCTTAAAAATCATATAAACATCCTTAAAAGCTTCTATGACGCCCAAAGACTTAAGAACATTAAAGAAAAGAGCTATAAGCTCATCAGTATTACCCGCATAAGAATTTATGTAATTTATTAAAGCATTGACCTTGCTAAGAGCGATAAAAACTAATGACATCAGCCCCAAATAAAAAGCGATAGTAAATCCAAGTATAAAAGTAGAAATAGCAAGCATAGCACCGAAACGAACGGCAGCGGCAGCCCATTTTTTGACGAAAGAACCAAAAAAACCGATAATAGCTAAAATAGGCATTATACCAACCTTATAATTATTTTAAAAAGCAGAATAGAGAATATCGTAGAAAATATGGCATAGAAAATAAAGTAAAGGACGGAGCGAGCGTCCTTTACTACGGCACAAATATCAATAGTAATTTTTTTACTTAATCCATCTTTGATAACAAAATCACGAGTATAAGGACAGCTAGCAACAAAACCGCTAGGCTTAAAATCACTTAAAGAGCCGTTTTTAATTTTGTCATAAGCACCCTGTAACTGATTTTTAGCGTCGCCATACATATCAGTAACCTTTTTTACTCCATCGCTTACAGTCTTTGTTAATTTGTCATAACCGCTAAAGTCCATTTTTGGATTATCTTTGTCGCCATCATTACCCGGTTTTGTGCCATTATTATTGCCCGGATTATCAGGTTTGCCACCACCGCCACCCGGTTTTGTGCCGTTATTATTGCCCGGATCATCGGGCTTAGGATTCGGACTAGGCATAGCATTAGGGGCATAAGTATCATCATCAAAACATAAACCGTTAGCATTTGGGTCAGTGTCCTTAAACGAATACCAAGCATTAAATTTCGTGCCATCGCCATTAGGTCTAGCTTCGGGATCGTCTTTCGTAGTTTCACAACCATATTCACAAATTTTAGAACCATCACCACCAATAAACATAGAAATAAAATCTCCACTATAACCGATTTTTCCCGCACGCTTACACATACAATTTAAGCGATCTGATTGATTAGTAATATCCTCGCATTTATCAACACATAAACCGGTAGTAGAATCGAAATATTTCCCTTCTGAAGTATCGCACTTAACACAAGAAGTATTACTAGGAAGAATATCATGTATAAAAATTTCATATTTAAAAGATTCTGAATCAAAACCCAAGAATTTATAAAGACGGCCTTGATCTACTAATTCAGAATTATTAACTATAGTATGCGGATCTTTAAAACCATAAAAAGAATTTATTTTAAACGAAGTTGAATCAAATTGAACTAACTCATTTGGATTATCTTGATATTTAATATATTTACAATAAACAGAAAGACCATAAGACACACCATCAAAAAGCCAAATATCACCCGCAGTAGAAATTCTTAAACGATAATCATAAGAAATAGACGAAGGAAAAAGAGAAAAGGAAAAAGTAACCAAAGATATTAAAATAAGAGGGATAAATTTTAACTTATTAAGCATTTTTACTCTTCCTTAAATTTGCGTAGGGGGAGCGAACCCGATTTTAATCGCAAGCTCATAAAATCGGCTCCCCCCACGACCCTGTTATGCGCGGCGGCTTTCGGGTGTCCGAAAGCTAAACGTCGCGCGCGCTTCGCTTCGTTTATAAGCAAGCAAATAAACGAGGCTATCTAAGACCAACGGCGCGAAAATAGCGTAAAAGCCAACTGAAACGGGATATTTGCGACACCGAACCAAAAGAAAAGGCTAAAGAAATAATCAAACGACTTATTGCCGATCCAATCGATTAAAACAAATTCCATCGAAAACCCCCGAAAACCTTATTTAATTTTAGAGATAGCAAGAAATATCCCTAAGACGAATAAAAAACCGCAAAGACAACCGCTAAGCGCCATCAAGGAGCTATACTTTTCTAAACTCAAACCGGTTAGACTTAAAATTTCCGCTTCGCTCATTTCGAAAACAGATCCAAACCTGCAAAAATAGACTTGACCGCAAAGAACGAAAGCGCCAAAATCGCATAAAAAGCGTTTAAAAGTAAAGACATATGTAAAATCGAAATCTGCATTTTTAAACCCTTTCAAAGAATACCGCCCGAAAAGGGGCGGTAAAATTTAGCGCTTAAATAAAGATAAAGCAGCTCTAACGGCATAAATCAAACCGATTAAACCAAGAACGACGACAACGGCAGAGGTAAACGGAGTAGTTTCGATAGTTCCATCGAATTTACCATTCTCGAAAGTTACAGCTGCCATAGCATTAGTCGCACCGACAACACCAAAACCGACAAAAGACAAAACCTTTGCAGTCTTGCTCTTGATAAACTCTTTGAATTTATTCATAATAAATTCTCCTCAAAAAATTTAAGTCACGCGCAGACTTTATCAAGCCGACCGCACGGATCGGCTTTGTAAAGCTTGTTATTTCTTAGGAGAAGCAGAAGTTATATTGTTTAAGAAATTTATCCAATACGCATCGTCTTCATCAGTAGTAAGCGTATATGCGCCATTGTTAAAAGACGGAAGCCCGGCGTTAAATTTTAAAACACCCTTGTTTTTGAAAAACTGATTAAATTTCGTAGTAAGAACCCCAGCAGTTAGATCGTCTTTGCATAGAATTCTAACGATAAGCTCTTGCTCTTTGAGATCGACGCAATTCGTTACGGAATTTTCCTCCTCGTATCGGTTACGTGCGGTAATCTTTACGGAGCTTGAATAAGCTCGTCCGTTCATCTCCCCTTTAGCACCACTTTTTGCAATAGCACTTGAAATTTCGTAAGAAACTTTGAAATCTTGTAGAATGTAGTCCATAACTCTTCCTTTATATTTGATTGAGCTTAACTCGATTAAACCTTGAAGGGCGGAAGGAAGAGTTATTTCACAAACCGCCCTAAGCAGTTTAGCCACTTACTCGGGTGGAACCCCCGCCTAACTTCGACCCTAGACATCTTTACTCTGTCGCGGCATAGTGCGAGAAATTTGAATTTCAAGAAGCGTTTTTGCTATAATAAACAAAAGCATAAATTGAAATTCTTTAACTTGCAATGAAATTATTTCAAAATAATGCTTAAATTTTAATTAAATATTGAAGTATTTTCAAGATGATTGACAAAAAAGAAATTGCAAACGCCCTAGAAATAGAGCTAAGAACACTATATAATTGGGAAAAAAAACGGCCCAAACTATATAATTTTATAATTGAAAATTTTTATAAAGAAAATGAAAAAGCTTCAAAATCCGATGAATTAAAAAAATACTTTCTAAAACTTTCAGAGCAAGAACAAGAATATTTCCTCGCAAAAATAAAAATCAAAGTATTAGAAAAGGAGTTAGAAAATGAATAGTTTCGAAAGATTAATGGACAAATCCGTTGACATGATGGACACATCGTTAAAGATGGTATATTTGTATTATTTTTTAGAAATAGTTTTCGCAATCGCGGTAATAGCACTTATTATTTATGCAATAAGAGCATTTATAGGTAAAAAAGAGGATCAAAGTGGGAATTATGATTTTGCGCTATTCGACATAGTTGACAAAAGAGAAAAAGAAACGCCAAAAGAAAATAAGCAAATGTCAAATATAGAATTTTATTACAACCAACTCTCGGAAAACGACAAAATAGACATTTTAAATTTGATAAAAAAGAGAATTTACGAGGAAACGTTAAAAAATCAATGAATAAAATACTACTAGCAACAATCTTAATTTTCGCTAGCCTACAAGCCAAAGAAAGCGTAGAAATAAACGTATCGCCGAGCAACAAGCAATATCAGTTTGGCAAAAATATAAATTTAATCGGCATGTGGGAAGCGATAGAAACTCAATGCTGCGTAAATTTCATTTTTGGTAGATACGATAAAATAAGAATGAGATTCGATAAAAGCGGTAAAATTTACAGAGTAGAGAAAAACAAAGAAATCCCAACCGATATGATATGGAGTATAAATAATAACGGAATAGTAAAAGTAGAAAAAGACGATAGCTATTATGAAAAAATAGGACTAAACGATGCTGCTAAATCCATACAAGGCAAAATGGTAAAAGAGATATTCAAAGGGGTAGAAACAATAGAATTTCAAATCCTATCTAAAGAAAACGACAACTGTTTTATGGTAGAAAGAAATTTAAAACTATGCAAAATTTCAGGAAATTTACACACCGATCCCGACGAAGTGATCCAAATCGAAATGCACTAAATACACCTAAGCTTTAAGATAACAGCCCCAATACTTAAGCAGAAACGCTTAAATTCATATCAAAGGCACGAAGTATTTTAGAGATAGTCTCAAATCTAGGCTTAGAGTTCGGTTTGAAAATTTTATAAAAACTCTCTCTATTAAGATTAGCCTTTTTGGCTATCTTTTCAACGCCATAGCTTTTTGAAATATACAAAAGAGCTCTTTTAAGCTCCTCTAAATCACCATCGGCTAAAACTTGATTTAAATATTCTTTTCTTACATCGTCATTATCTAAAAAGTCAGACAATTCAAAAGTTTTTAGTTCCATTATAGCTCCTTTAAAATTTCCTTAGCTTTTTCAATATCACGCGCTTGAGTAGATTTGTCGCCGCCACAAAGCAAGATAATCAACGTATCGCCTTTGAAAGTAAAATAAATTCTAATGCCACCTGAAACGAAAATTCTAAGCTCATATATATCAGTAGCATTAGTTACGGATTTATAATCGCCAAAATAGTCCTCATTTTTTATTTTGTCGATACGACGTAAAATCGAAGCTTTGGCTTTGTAATCCGATAAATTCTTATACCATTTTTCAAAGTATGGAGTATATTTTACTTGCATAAAGCTATTATATATTTTTGTAGCTTAATGGCTACTTAGGTGCACGAATTCCTCATAACCCGAAGGTCGGTGGTTCAAATCCACCCTCTGCAACCAAACACCCATTACAAGGGCATTTGATAAAATCTTAAAATATTCTTATTTTTCTAATGGAAAGCATTAAGCTTATTTTAAGCGTATGGATCACAACGCTTATTTTTTACTTAAACGGAATTCATCAAATTTTCAATAGTATTTTTCGATTGTTTTATATTGGCAGTGATGTATTTTTGCGTAGTAATAATATTAGTATGACCGAGAGTAAAACTCACTTGCTCGATCGGAAGCTTAAGATAATTAATGCAATACGTGCCAATAAGATGCCTTATGTCGTGAAGCCTGATTTTAGGTAAATTGTTTCGCTTAAGCAAAGAATTCCAACTCCTACGTAGATCAACAAATTTTGTTTTAGTAGCGGGATTGATAAAGACATAGCTATTTAGCTGATTATTCTGTTTTGCGGCTATATAGCGCTTTAATAGCCTTTTATAAAGCTCGTCGCTCATAGAATAGACCATGTCACGCTTAGCTTTATTGATTTGAAAAGGTATGACGTAAGTTTTAGTTTTTAAATTTACGTCGCTCCAGCGCAAGCTTAAAACCTCATTTTTACGCCTGCCGTGAAGTAGAAAAAAGAATATATCGGCGCTATCAGCTTCATTTTCGCAGATGGCTTTTATAAATTGCCTTTGGACGGATAGCGGATAATCAAAGTATCGCTTATTGTCAAATTTAGGCAACTCGACGAAGTCGCAGGGATTTTTAGCTATAAGCTCAAGCTTTTGAGCGAATTTAAAAATTACGTGCAGCTTTGCAAGGATATTTTTAACGGTCTTAATTTTATACTCAGACTTGATTAAGCTGTTACAGAGCCTTTGGATATCTAGAAAGCTTATATCGCTTAAATATTTTTCACCCAAGCTTGAAGCGATATGCTTCTTGTAGGTTGATATATCACTTTCTAAAGTGTGCTTACGAAGTATCAGCTCGTAAAATTCTATATAATCGTTAAAAAGCTCGTTAAGCAACATTGTAAAGCCTTTTAAAACGGATACGGCATAACGCCATTATTGGAATACTTAAATTCGAGCTCTCTAATATCCTCTAAAGCGTGTTCCGTAAAATATCTGATATGATTTTTATACCTCTGTAAGAATCCGCGCTCGATCATCTCATTCTCAAGCATGGCATAATCTTGAACACTTAGAATGTCATCGGTCATTTCGTTTTGATTATCGC